ACTTCTTGACAGATACAGATGCTTTCTTCATCAAAACTGACGCACCTAACGGCTTTAAGCATTTTGAACGTGCCGCTATCACTACTTCTATGGAAGGTGATTTTGACACAGGCAACGTGCGATATAAAGCTCGTGAGCGTTATAGCTTTGGTGTATCTGATCCTAGATGTGTATTTGCTTCTCCAGGAGCATAAACATCTACCAAACGAAGAAGGGAGCCTTGTGCTCCCTTTCTTTTTGAACTACTATGTACATGTCCCTGACTACTTACAATCCCGTGAGTAGACATTAGCCAAGACAGGAGAAACAAAATGGCAAACACAACTTTTAATGGAGCAGTCCGCTCTGAAAATGGTTTTAAAGTAATTTCAAAAAACGCTACTACAGGTGCTATAACTGATCAACTATCAGCTACTTCCTCTGGTGGTTTAGAAGTGCAAAAAGTTGCTACTTCTGGCACAAACAATATTGTTGCAGCAGGAACTTCTACAGGTGCTAATAACGCAAGTTTAGGCACAGCAGCAACTATTTTTTCTATTACACCCAACGCACATGGTTCTGGTATTGCTAACGCAGCGATAAACACTTTTGTAAATAAAATTGGTGGCGACATCGTTACTACCATACTTATTGATTTACATGGTGGTTTAGCTTCTGGTGGAACAGCCGATGACATTATAGGTACAGATGGTGGAGCAGCTAATGCTTACATTGCAGAATTAACTTCTGCTGTTAATGGTATTCCTTACCTAGTTGAGTTTGCTTGTTTAGAAGTTCCTACAGGTGGTGATCCAGACATTAATTTAAACTGTTCAGCTACGGCCACTGATGCAGAAAACGCTGCTATTACAAGTGGTACTGAAATTTTAAATAATGGTGATTTAACATTAGGCTTTTATGCAGAAGCAGATGCAGGAGCTACTTTAGCAGCATTGAGTAAAAAATATCTATACTTATCAAATGGTACGGGCGATCATGAAGGTGCGTATACTGCTGGTAAATTAGTTATTAAAATCTATGGTGCAGCATTTGATTACGCTAACGGATAACTAGGGGGTATAAATTATGTCGCATACAGATGTATCCGCATTTAATACGTCCGAAGGTACTGTGGCAGCTGATCCTGATCGTTTTGTAACGGCTGCTAGACCCAACACAAGTGCTACTATGGCTAATACAACCACTGGCACTACTGCGGGTCGTAACGTAACTGTGACAACAACAGGAACGAGTGATAACGCTAAAACTTGTACTATTACAGGTACAGATATGTATGGCACTGCTCAAACAGAAGTTATCACTTCAACTGGTTCTGCTGAAACTGTAGCAGGTACAAAAATATTTAAAACTGTAACGGCTGTTGAGTGTTCTGCTCAATATGCAGCTAACATAACTGTAGGAACTGGCACACTTTATGCTGTGGCAGTTGCAGGACAAACTACAGCACAACGTATGCGTTTAACAGGTTATATTGTTTGCTCTGGTGGTACGCAAGGTAGTATCGAATTTTATGATGGTACTCCTGAATCAGGCACTTTACGAGTTTTAGCTAGAGCCGATGACACAGAAGGCCTCAGTAGGGACTATGTTGTTCCTCACGCTGGAGTGTTGTTTGAAAGTGGTATAGTTGTTAAATCAACTGTTGACGTAGGTGATCATTTACAGGTTTATTACACAGGTTGATATTTATGGCTTCGACTAAAAATGTGAAACGTACAAAATCAGGCAGATTAGTTTACAGAGGGGAGACGTTTAGTGGTTACAACAAACCTAAACGTACCCCCAATGGACCTAAGAAGTCTGCAGTATTAGCAAAGAAGGGTGATCAAGTTAAGTTAGTAAGATTTGGAGACCCTAATATGTCTATCAAAAAAGACCAACCTGCTCGCAGGAAAAGCTTCAGAGCTAGACATAATTGTGACACCGCTAAAGATAAGTTTAGTGCAAGGTATTGGAGTTGTAAGGCGTGGTAAAGAAAAGAGTAACTACCAAAGACCTTTTAGCTCTAATAGAAAAACACGAGGCAGAATGTGCTATAAGAATGGCTAATATCGAGAAAAAGTTCGATAGTGGTTCTAAGCGATTCGCTCGCATTGAATACCAAGTAATTGGTTTATACGGATTAATTATAGTAGCAGACATAATTAACCGCTTTTAAGGAGGCCAAAAATGGCTTATTTGCAAAGCAACATTCCGCATTTTAAATGCTGGGTGCGTAGGGAATATACACACAATCACAACGAGTATCATGGGGAATATTTACATGCACTTGCAATAGCAGTAACTTGTATACCAGATAGATCCTTATCTTTTCAAGTTGTTTTTACAGGTGCAGAAACATATGATGATGACAACGAGCCGAACATACACGGTGGAGCAATGTGGGCACGTATGCCCATAAGTGCATTGATAGCTGACACGGTTTTAGAAAAACCACCAGAGCCAATGCTACCACACCTTGTTCAACCGTGGGATTGTAGTTCTCGTAATCATCAAGTACATGTGTATGACAGAACAAGTTCTAGTCCGTGGATTTGTAAAATAAACGGAGAGTTTTACACAGGCAGATATATGTTTACAGTGGATTACTCTGACAGCAGTATCTCAGATGATCCAGCACAACATAAGCAAAGCCATGTGATAGAACTAACAGACGCAGGTGATTGGACAGGTAACATTGTCGCATTGCCTAACAACAGGGTAAGAGTTACAAACCCTGCATTATGGGAAACTGGTGAAGGTGCACCAGATTTTAAACCTAGTCAATGGGTCATGAGTGCAGAGTGTGATTTTAGCTACATGGATCCTGACGTTACTTTCAACAATTTATATGCGGAATCCGCAGAGGTAGAAGATGAAGAAGAGTAAAATGAATATGAAAGGTGGCGGCATGGCCACTAAAGGTGCTGCCAAAATGAAAATGAAAGGTGGCGGTATGGCTACTAAGGGTGCTGCCAAAATGAAAATGAAAAATGGTGGTATGGCTACTAAGGGCGACGCTAAGATGAAAATGAAAAACGGTGGTCTGGCTACTGCTAGTAGTAAAGTAATCAAAGGACCATATTCATAAGTCATGACTATAGCTACTAGCCAATTTAAACCACAAGTCTTAGAGTATATAGATGAAGCGTATGCTCGCTGCGGTATAGAAGCCCGAACAGGATATCAATTAAAAGTAGCGATACGTTCGTTGAACTTTTTGTTTTCTGATTGGGCTAATCGTGGTTTAAATCGTTGGACAATAAAATCGGAAACACAAACGCTGTCCGAAGGTAACGCAGCCTACAATCTGACTGATGTTGATAACATAGACGTATTGTCTATGGTTATTAGAACAGATGATACTGATACTAGCAAACAATCAGACACCACAATGACTCGTGTTAGTCGTAGTGAGTTTTTGAACATACCTAACAAATTGCAAAAAGGTAAGCCTAATCTTTTCTACATAGACAGAGGAACAAATCAATTAGTATTGAATATTTGGCCAACACCAGATGGTGCTACCACATATACATTAATATTTGATATGTTGCATAGTGTAGGTGAAATAGATCACACCAACGAAAACCCTGATATACCTTTTAGGTTTATGCAGTGTTTGGCTTCTGGTCTTGCTTATCAATTAGCTATTAAGTTTGCACCAGATAGAGTTGTGTTATTAAAACAAGAGTATGAGGAAGATTTCCGTAGAGCATACGAAGAAGATAGGGATAGGTCGCCACTAAAACTCGTACCTAACGGAGCATACTTACGTGTCTAGTTACGCTATTGGCCGTAGAGCTTTAGCAATATGTGACAGGTGCGGCTTCCAAGTTAAGTACAGAGAACTCAAAGAAGAGTGGAATGGGCACAAAGTTTGTAAAGAGTGTTATGAGCCAAAAGCACCACAAGTAGATCCGTTGCCTGTACCTACAGATGCACAGGCGTTATATAAACCAAGAACAGACCAACAAGTAGAAGGCGGGGTATTAGCTATAGGAATCAAAAACACTGGTGATAATTTTTCTAGTTTTGATTCTTTATTTGAAAACAATGTTCCAGCAGCAAGAGCTTTTGTTGGTAAGGTTACGGTGAGCACATAATGAGTTATACATACGCAGAACTTACACAAGCAATAAAAGATTATACAGACAATACAGAAACCTCTTTTGTAACGCACATACCTGATTTTGTAAAAAACGCAGAGGAGCGATTACTTAAAAACGTACACCACAGTGTTTTTAAAACTTCCAGCACAATATCTTTAGTAACTGACCAAGAATTTTATTTATTACCTGCTGAAACAAATTCAGTAGACGAGTTTCTTGCTCCTATAAGTTTGATGCTCACAGATACCAGTGCAGGAGAAACTTATTTTTTAGAACAAAAAGATTTTACGTTTGTTAAAGATTTAAACACTTCTACCACAAGTAACGGTAAACCAACACATTATGCTATCAAAAATATAAACTCTGCTAGAACTAGCGGTGATGGTCAACCTAGAGCTGAGATATTAATAGCACCAAGACCCAGTAGTACCTACAACACTATGGTTCTAACATTAGAATATGTATATAGACCAACAAGTTTGGTTGATACAGATGCGGACACTGCGTATCAAGAATCAGGTGAAAACGGTAGAACTTGGATTTCTACTAATGCACCCAGAGCAATATTGTTTGGTTCTTTAGTAGAGGCAGCTATTTATCTTAAGTCAGCACCAGAAACTTTAGCTATTTACGAGCAACAATTCCAAGAAAGTTTGATGGGCTTGAAAAAATTAGGTGAGTCTATGGAGCACCAAGATGAGTTCCGTTACGGTGCTATTGTAAGGGAGAAAGTTTAATGGCTTTTGATGGTAGTTTTTTGTGCTCATCATTTAAAAATGAGTTGTTGACTGCAACTCACAACTTTAGTTCGCACACGATTAAATTAGCTTTGTATCCAAGCAGTGCTGTAGGCACGGCATATGGTAGTAGTTCTACAATTATGGATGCAGGAATTACAGCATATCAAACAACTAATGAGTTAAGCACAAGTGGAACAGGTTACAGTGCAGGTGGTAATGCACTTACTGTAGCTAGCACTTTTCCTAAATTAGATGGCACAGCAGCAGTTTTAGATTTTAATGATTTAGAATTTACAAGTGCAACTTTTTCTGGTTCTACTGCTCCTCGTGGTGCGATTATATATAACTCTTCTGCCAGTAACAAAGCTATTGCTGTTATAGATTTTGGTGAAGATAAAACAGTAACCAGTGGTACACTTACTGTGTCGTTCCCAGCGGGTGATTCCACTAATGCAATTATAAGGATTAGATAATGGCTAGTACATTCACATCAAATATCGGTTTAGAAAAAATAGGCTCAGGTGAAAAAGATGGCACTTGGGGCACAACCACTAACCTTAACTTAGATGTAGTTGATTTATGTATAAATGGTCAGCTTTCTAAAGCTACGACAACTACAGGTAGTGGTAGCCCTCTTACACTTGATTTGACAAAAGCTAGTGCGGCAGAAGCTGAAGACGGCAACAATATATACATTGAAATTACAAGTGCTAGTGATTTAGGTGCAGACTCTTACGTGACGTTAGAATCTAACGACATGAAAAAGATAGCTTACATAAAAAACAGTTTATCTGGTAGTAGAAATTTGTATGTGTTTCAAGGTACGTACAACTCAAGTAATGATTATGTTTTAGCCAATGGTAAAACAGCTTTACTCAAGTTTGATGGTGGTGGTTCCGGAGCTACCGTTACAGATGTGTTAGCAGATGAGCAACGTGTAGGTTCTCTTATTGTTGACAATGTATCGTTAGATGGTAATGCAGTTTCTGTTACAAATACAAATGGTAGTATAACTTTATCACCAAATGGCACTGGTGATATTGTTGTGGGCACAGGTTCTGCAGAGGCAGAAGTAACAAGTAGTGGCACACAAGATTTAAAATTAACGACAAATGCAGGGACAAACTCTGGTAATATAACTATCACAGATGGGAGTAACGGTGACGTTACTGTTGCACCTAATGGCACAGGTAAAGTTGTATTAGCTAACGCAACAGGCACGAGCTGTACCACCACTGTTACGGCCTCTATGACTACGCATGTAGAAACAGGCACGGGTAGTTTAGCCTTAGATAATTTCCACGGACAAAGAATAATATATACAGGCGGAGCAGCAAAAACAATGACAGTGCCAGACGGCACTGCTGGATTAGTTGGTCAAACATGGGTGATTGTAAATGCACAAAATGTATACGACATTACTATTGATCCTGCTGCTAGTAATACTATTACTATCGCAACGGGAGCAGCCTTTGCAGGGACTTCCAATAAAAACATCATACTACAACAGGGTGGTGTAGCTGAGTTAGTTTGTATCGCTGCTGATAATTATGTCATTTTTGGTAGTGGATTAACTTATGCCTCATAGTTCTGGTGTCATAGCTGCTAGCTCAGGTGGTGTTGAACTAGAAGCAAACGTCATAACATTGACTGTTGGTGGCACACACGCTAAGAGTACGAGTTTTGATGGGTTTAACAAAAACCCAGCTAATACTTTAAGTGATGAAGGAGTAGAAAACCTTACCTTTGGTGCGGTAAGTCCCGGAGCAGTTACCGTAAACGGTGTTGATTTCCCCATAGAAACAATGATGAGAACCTCTGGTGGTTTGACAAGAATAGAACTTTTTTTAGAAGATGAGGATGAACTCTTAGACACAAATTCTATAGTTTCTATGAGCAGCACTCTTGGCACAGTGGTAAAAAGTTCTTTTACACATACAGGTTCAGTAGCGAAATACCAATTTGGCACATTACCAGATATATTTGGCACAGTAGAAGGCTCTACCATTGTTGTTACTGTAACGGTAGCTAGTTAGTGTATAGCACACGGATAATACAAGTTGATCAAATAGATGCAGATAAACTAGAACAAATTTTTAAAAAGAACCAAAACACCATAGAACAAAATTGTGAAGACCCATATAAAGGAATAAAAAATGCTTTTTTAACCCCATATGACGGAAAGCTAACAGCTGAAATAACTAAAGATTCTACAGGTGAAGTTGTTGGTTATACTAATGGAAGAGTCAGGGGAAAGGCTTATCATTGCACTAATGTGTTGGTTAGCCAGAATAAAGCATTTATATTGTCTGCTGAGTCTTTTCATAGGGTGCTAAAGAGTTTGGGTATAGAATGTATTAAAGGGCATGTGATAAAGCACACTCCAATGTTTACATTTTTAACTCAAAGCATGGGTAGAAAAGATT